CAGTGAGGAATGGAATCTGATTAGGTTCAAATTACGCAAGAAGTGAGTTATTCATAAAACATGAAAAAAGCCTGGCAGTACAAAACTTGCCAGGCGCAAAATTCCCGATTTATAGCAACAAAATGTGAACCGTGCCGGGCTCGAACCGGCGACCTCTGCCCTGTCAAGGCAGCGCTCTGAACCAACTGAGCTAACGATTCACAACAAAAATAATAAATTTATTTAATTAACAATGAGTTTGAATAAAGTAATCTTAATCGGCAATACCGGAAAAGATACGGAAGTCCGTTATTTCGACAGCGGCATATGTGTCGCTTCATTTACCCTGGCTACATCTGAACGAGGCTATACGCTTTCTAATGGTACCCAGGTTCCAGAACGAACCGAATGGCATAATGTTGTTTGTAAAGGTGATCAAGCCAAGTTTGTAGAGAAATGGGTAAAGAAAGGTTCTTCGGTTTATATTGAAGGTAAGATCCGGTACCGGCAGTATGAACCCAAGCTGGGAGAGAAGCGGTATGTAACTGAGATCCATGCAGACAAGATCGAGTTCTTCAATTTGGGAAGTAGGAGAGAAGACGGCCAGCGGTCGAATACTTCTAACCAGCAGGCACAACCCGAACTTCCCAAAGATGACCTGCCATTCTAAAAACACGAGAGGCAACGCCCGCACTACCAGATCGTCACCCCTCCACACGATTAATAGTACAAATATACTATTTACTTTTAAAATAATCGTGTCATGTTTAGTGAAATTACAGAAATAAAGTCTATACGGGAACAAAAATCAAAACTTTCAGAGAGAGAAGCTGAGTTGACAACTCCGATTCTAACTGACCTTAACCAGATCAGTGTATTGTATGGATGGTTTAGAGAGCTTTTGTCGGATCAGGCGTGTCCTGGACGGGTAGAGAGTGCTCACCAAAGAAAGAAATTCATCTTTATAGTTCTTTTTCTATTTGCTCCTAGTGTTTTAGCTGGTGGCCGGATGCCAAATGGCTTAAGGGATAAGATTGCAGAGGCTATTGATTTGAAAGATATAACATTCATTTCTCACAACATTGAAACAATCGTATTCCTTCATCAAAACGATAAGTATTTCAGAAGGGATATAGAATGGATGTATTGGGAAATTATGAAAAGAGTAAAGCCGGGGAGGTAGGCTGGATTTCTTATTCTCATTTGCAATACCGTTTAATTTTTTTACTGCTGAAATACTGCATAGATTCATTAATTATATCTTGGGCTATTTTTAACGAATTGATATAACTGTCAAACACTTTATAGTATTTGTTTATGTTATTATGTTTTATAATAACAATATTTAGGCTTTTTATATGTTTAATTATTTCGAGTAGTATTGGGTAATTTACACATTCGTCATTGGATAATACTTTCATCGCTGGATTAATAAATACTTCAGACCATTCATCTGTTGCAATAATCGCTCCGTTATTAGCCTTACTAAGAAGTGGAATGAACATGTTCATTATTTTATTAACTATTCTACCGTCAAATGTATCTGTATTTATATTATTGTACATTTGAAAAAGATCGATTAATTGCATATAATGCAGATTCCATTCATTCATTATCTTCTCACTTTTTTCACAATAATGATTATAGACATCCATTATTGAAGAAGGACATTTGTTAATATATTCGAGTTGATAAAGGAAATTCATTAATTGTTTTCTATTTTCGCTATCTATATTATTACTTAATCCAAATAGATATATATCTGAATATTTTTCAAATGGAATATCATTCAGCTTTGCAAGATGAATGATTACAGTATTCCATTTGGCTATATTAAAGTCTGTATTATTTTTTATTTCATCCGAGAATACTTCTAAAGATTCTATATATTTACTTAAAGTTGGGTTGCTTTTTTTTATCCATTCTTCAATAAATTGTTTATATTGATTTAATTCATTGCTTTTATTCCTTCTTCGAATTCCTTCTGTAATTACAAATCCAAGAAAGAATATAATTATTGATATTATTATTGACATATCTAGGTTATTCAAAACATTTGGATTGTTTATATTATCAAATCTACATTCATTTTGTATTACTATATCACATTTTGCATCTACTATAGGTTCTAAAATAATAGAATCATTATAAATGCTATCTGTTTTGAAAGCATTGATTTTAGTGCTATTAGTTATTAATTTGCATGTATCCACATTCTTATACCTTCATCTTAAATTTCGTTCCATACTTTGGGCAGCTAGAGGTTAGTCTAGCTTTATTTCTCAATCTTTTTATTCAAATAGTTAATAAATGCACTGCATGATACAAGCATAAATAAGGCTTCTTCTGCTTTAGGAGGATTTGTATCGTTCATTAAAGCATGCCGGATTCCTGTAGACTCATTGTTTGTATATCCATAAAGTCTCTCAAACGCTTGTCTTAAAACAGGAGAGATAATAACGTCTTTTTCTTCCATTTTCTTGAAATTCAAAACTTTTTCTCCTGTAATACTTCGAGATGCAGCTTCAACAGCTGATATAGCTTCTTTGATTGAATTTCGATAGTCAGCAATAGGTCTTTGTGCATATAGCTCTAATGCTTTATTGAGATGGGTTCTGATATTACTAGTGCTATTCTTTAAAGCATCCTCAATTGCAACAATTTCTTCTTCAGCCGTTATTTCAACTATTTCACTGTTGACTATCCTATAAGCAAAGTTTAGACGCTTAAACTCTTTGTTAAGCTGCTGAACAAATAAACTTGTGATATCATATCCTGTCGGATTGTTACTGAAATGCTGATAAAGAAATTTAATAGAGAATTCTATAATATCTATTTTATCATACCATTTATGCTTCCTCTCTAAATAATCAGTGATTAATTGTTCTTCGTATTCAAAACAGGATATCCTCTTGTTGAGAAAAGATAACCATATGTGCTTTTCTAAAGCAATATAGCTGTCGCTAATTCCAATTGTTTGAAGATTGGTAAGTAGGTAGTCATAGCAATTGCATATTACATTTTGTATCTCAGGAGTAATACGTTCTCTTATTATTACATCGGATGGTTTTGTGTAGCCATATCTTTCTGAAAATAATACCATACCTTACTCCTCCATTTTAAACTTAGTCCCACACTTCGGGCAAGTGATCGTGTTGGGGTCGGCCGGCTCTCCTTGTACTTCTTCTTTTGATGCGAATAACTGCCACATGGGAACATTCAGGGCGGTTGCAATCTTTTCGAGAGTAGATGTTGTCAGTGATTCAGCAGAAACCATCTGTTTAACAGCAGATAAGCTAACATTCATTTTATCGGCTAACATTTGTTGCGTGTAACCATTCTCTTTTAGAACTTCCTTTATTCTCATAATCTGTATGTTTTTGTTGCAAAAGTACCTACTATTATAAAAGGTATAGTATTTACTGTCTTAAATAAGATTAAAATATAGTATAATCTATCTGTTTTGTTTGTTTAGTATAGAGATTACTATACCTTTGCATCGTCAAACAATCAATAAAGCATAACAGCTATGACAAACGAAGATTACATGAACGAAGAGCTTACTTCTCTTTCTATAATGACAGAGGCAGAAGCCTGCAAGCTCTACAACGTAGACTACAAAGACGAGGCTATTCAGTACATAGTTGATTATTGGACTTGCATAGCTTGAAAACGAAGTAATAACAATTAAAACATATATGGTATGAAGACTTTAACAAGCGATTACAGAAAAGAGATTAAAGATGCAATGAAGCAAGTAAGAGAAGCCCTCTCACAGCTTGAAGAAGCTGAGAAGAAGCAAGATATTGTGAGAAACGTCAGAGAGTATGATAAGTCTAAGAAAGATGCGCAAGACGCTTCAATCAGCATGATGCAAGCTCTCGAAGAAGCGGTAAGATTGGCTTCTGCAATAGGTTGCGCTCATGATTTATACAACATTCATAAGTATCACAAGGTCGTAGAACTTGATTTCAGAGATTCACATAAGTAAGTTTAACCGGCAGGGCTTTCGCCCTGCGCAATATAGAAGATTATGAATACAAAAGAAATAGAAATTGGTTTGAGGTATAGAGTTTCAGGTGATTTAGCTAACGGTCACTATGCAGATGGCACACCTTGTATAGTACATGAAGATGTAGTAAGGGTGATAAAGAGAGTCACAGACACTCATGTTATTTGTGAGTGCGGTCGTAAATTTATTATTAATGATAATCTCAAAATCGAGAAGTTCTAAGTATAACCGGTAGCCTTCGAGCTACCGCAATACATATGATTATGAGCAAAGTTTATAGAGTTGTAAGATACTTCGATGGTTATCCCGAATACACCATGTGCAAATGTGATACAATTGAAGAAGCGAGAATTAAATGTAAAGAGCATAACGATAAAGAGAACAAGCCTTATATCGACTATCACATATTGGTAGATGGTGATGAAAAGTTTGGTGGTAAAACTTATAGAACTGAATGATTATGGATAGAGAAGAAGAACTGAAAAAAGTAGCAGAGGGGTGTGATTTCTGTAAGCAAGAAAAAGTTATTACTCACAGGTCAAAAGAGTGTGATTTAAGTTACGATGGTGAAACTCTATGTATAGACATGGATATCCCATTGACCTGGGGCAGTGCAACGGGATATTATGGCTTTGATATTAACTATTGTCCGTTTTGTGGCAGAACACTGAAAGAATGATTATGAACTCAATAAACAAAAACGGTTGCAGCGTATGCCAACCTGGTAAAGAGAACTATTGCACCTATAACACCAAGTTGAAAGGTAAGAGGGTTAGAATGTATCAGTGCGACTACCGTACTGAATTTGGCGAACTCTTTGCTTGTGTCGCCCCGACATTAGCGAAATGCAGAGAAAAACGGGATATATGGTTGAAAGAACAAAATTAACCCACAATCTTTGAATTGTGGTAATCTAAAGCCAAAGATATTTCGTTACCTTTGGCTATGGTAGTACCTTAGTGGTGCTATCGCGGGGTAGAGCAGTTGGTAAGCTTGCTACTTTGACTTGGTAGAGGTCGCGTGTTCGATCCACGCCCCCGCAACTGATTATTTATAAACAAAATAGACACGATTATGAACGTTTTAACGCTTTCGATTAAACAGAAGTTTTTTGATGAAATTTTAGCAGGTAAGAAAACACAAGAGTTTAGAGAGATCCGGCCTAATACTTCTCAAAAATATGTCCGGTATAAAGTTGGGGATAAAGAATACAAGCATTTTGAAGAAGTGCCAGAAGATCAAGAACCTGGAGTGGTACCGGTTGAATACGATGCTATTAAGTTTCTCACCGGTGAGTACAAAGGTACACGCCCATTTGCTATTGTAGAGGTTAAAGGCGCAAATGTTGAGATTCTGACTGATGAAGATGGTAATGAAATCCCTTATGAAGTCGATGGTGTTGAATACGTGATGGCTCAGATCGTTTATGACCTGGGTAAAGTGATAGAAAAATCCAATGTTTAACCATTAATATTTTTTTGCTGAGTCGGTAGAAGAACTAACAGAACAGGTTTTGCGACCTCTAATTATAGAGGCGCCCGTAGAGGTTTGACGGTACCAGGAACAAATCGAGTTTCTCAAGGTGGTAGATTCATTACAAGAAATCAGCAGTACAGAAATGTGCGCGCTGGCTTAGGTATGAGTTCAGGATGACCCTGCTTGAGAAAACATATAGGACGATAGACCTTGTTAGAGTAAAATCTAATGAGGCTATCGTTTTTTGTTCTCTAGGCAAGGATAGCCTTGTATTGCTGGATCTTCTTTATCCAAAGTTTGATCGGATCGTTTGTGTGTTTATGTACTTCGTAGAAGGTCTAGAACATATTGATCGGTATATAAATTGGGTAAAGGTTCGATATCCCAAAGTCGAGTTTGTTCAAGTGCCACACTGGAACCTTACCTACATGCTCCGGTCTGGAATGTATTGTGTCCCCAATCCAAAAATCAAGTTATTGAAGTTGGCTGATGTTGAAAAGGCCATGCGATTAAGATTTGGCATAGACTTCGTGTTCTATGGCATGAAGAAGGCAGATAGCATGAACCGTCGGATGATGCTGAATACATATCAGGATTATGAGAACGCAGGCAAAGTTTATCCTTTGGCTGACTGGACGCAGAAAGATATTTTGGCTTACATGAAGCAAGTGCGACTCCCTGAGCCTGTAAGGTACTCCAAGAAAGCATCTGGAGGGGTAGGCTTTAACCTGGATTGTTTCCTATGGTTACGTGAGAACTACCCACAGGACTTGAGAAAGATAATAAAAGCGTTCCCAATGAGTGAAAGAATATTATTTGAGTATGATGGAACTAAGTAAATACATAAAGAGTGAATCGGTGGAGCTTAACCGCTCTGTCATTCGCTTTGCTGACTACAACCCCCGGAAGCTGTCCGATGAATCACGTAAAACTTTAAAACGTGGTATCAAGAAATTCGGTTTAGTCGGTGGAATTGTCGTGAACAAGCGTACTGGACTGACCGTAGTTAGCGGGCACCAGCGTTTATCTGTCATGGACGAATTACAGAAGTTCCCCGATAATGACTACCGTATCCGTGTCGATGTCATTGACGTGGACGAACAGCAGGAAAAGGAGTTGAACATTTTGATGAACAACCCTAACGCGCAAGGATCTTGGGATTTCGATGCTCTTGCCCGTATCGTTCCCGATATTGATTGGAAAGACGCAGGGCTGACCGATGCCGACTTGAACATGATTGGCGTCGATTACCTGTTACAGACAGAAGAGGAAAACTCAATCGCAGACGCTTTGTCTGATATGATGGCTCCAGTTGCCGAACAGAAGGAAGCCGAGAAAGCTGCCAGGCAGTTAGAACGTGCTGAGAAGGTTGCTCATATGAAGGATGTCAAGCAACAGGTAAAGGAGAGCGCCCAGAAACAAGCTGAAGATATGGATGCTTACGTTATGTTGTCCTTTGATACCTATGAAACTAAAGCCGCTTTCATGGCGAGATTTGGCTATGATCCGGATATGAAGTTTGTAAAAGGAGAAGTGTTTTCTGATCAGATAGAAAGAATAGATTGATATGAGTAATAGTGAATCTCAAAATACAAATAAACATGGAGGAAGAAAGCCCAAGTTTGATTATATAAGCAAGGACTTTCTTTCTCTCGTAGAATCGTATGCAAAAAAGGGGTTCACAGACAAGGAAATCGCTTTTGCTGTTGGGTTAGCCCCTCAGACATTTTGTGAGAAGAAGAGTCAGTACTCTGAATTAAGCGAAGTATTAACGCGCGGGCGGGCGACCATAACTGCAACAGTGCGGGCAAAGTTCCTTGCTATGGCTCTTGGTGGTATTAAGACTAAGAACACTACTATCAGAAAGATTAAGGACAGGGACGGTAATCTAACAGGTGAAGAAGAAGTTCAAGTTGTGGAAGGCGAGCTGGCTCCCAGTTTACAGGCGCAGTCTGTTTGGTTGTATCATTACGATGAAGACTGGAGAAAAGTTGAACGCAAGCAGGATGAAGATGCCGACATCCCAACCGACATAGATCATGGTATTAGTATTGATTCCTGGATTAAAGACAAGCTGAAATGATAGTACCTCAAGAAATATATCATCCATTGTACGAGGATAAGGAGAAATTTATAATTCTTATCACCGGTGGACGTGGTTCGGGAAAGTCTTTCAACGCTTCCACCTTTATAGAGCGTCTGACTTTTGAAATGACCCCGGTAGAGAAGATTGTGCATCAGATTCTCTATACCCGTTACACGATGGTTTCCGCCGGTATGTCTATCATCCCGGAAATGATGGAGAAGATAGACCTTGACGGAACTACAAAATATTTCAAGACCACCAAGACGGATATAGTCAACAAAATGACTAAGAGTCGTATCATGTTTCGGGGTATCAAAACATCTTCGGGGAATCAGACGGCGAAACTGAAATCCATCCAAGGTATAACCACTTTTGTTTGTGATGAAGCGGAGGAGTGGACGAATGAAGAAGAGTTCGACAAGATTATGCTCTCCATTCGTAAGAAGGGCATTCAGAATCGGATCATAATCATAATGAACCCTTGTGACTCTAATCACTTCATCTATAAGAAATACATAGAGAATACTCACAAGCTGGTAGAGATTGATGGAGTACAGGTACAGATTTCCACTCATCCGAATGTGCTTCATATCCATACGACCTATCTGGATAACTTGGAGAATCTTTCTCCGGAGTTCCTGAAAGAAGTCGAGGACATGAAGATAAACAATTCCGAAAAGTACGCTCATGTGGTTATTGGTCGCTGGGCTGATGTTGCGGAAGGTGCTGTATTTAAGAAGTGGGGTATTGTCAAGGAGTTTCCGCAATGGTGTAAAAAGGTTGGTATCGGTCAAGACTTTGGATATACAAACGATCCTTCAGCGTCTGTCCGTTGTGGTATTGTGGATAATGCTCTATACTTGGATGAATTGTGCTATCAGACGGGAATGCTATCATCTGGTATAACCAAAGTTCTTAAACCTTGGGGATTGAAGGTTATGGCGGACTCCGCTGATCCTCGTTTGATCCAGGAGATAAAGAACGGTGGTGTGAACATCTACCCGGTAGACAAATATCCAGGTTCTATCAATGCAGGTATAGATAAGATGAAGGATATGGAATTATTCGTTACTGAACGATCATACAATCTTATCAAAGAACTTAGAAATTATGTATGGGATAAGGATAAAGACGGAAACTACATCAATGAACCGATAGATAAGGATAATCACCTGATAGATGCGTCTCGTTATTATGTATTGGGGATGCTTCTTGGTAAGATATTAAAGCCGAAAGATTTAACAGGAATATTCACACACTAAAAATATAGACTATGACACTCGAAGAAATATTATCACTCCCTGACATAGGGCAGAAAATAAGCTACTTGAAGAAAGGCAGGAAGACCGAACTCCCCGATCGCTGTAAACTCTGGGATGATTGGAATCCAGAACGCCATGAAATTATGGTCGATAAAGAAAAATACCCGGATAGAAAGGTTCTTGAAAAGGAAGCAGAGAAAGTTTTCGATGAAAAGACAGGCAAGACCTACGAAATCGAAGCACAGTATAAGACCGAGCCGGTCAACCGTATCTCTATTCCTTTGGAGCAGGATATCGTGAACATTCAAACTGCTTTCACTGTCGGTACCGAACCGTCGATGGATTGCACTCCGACTGATGATGACGAAAAGAAGCTACTGGATGCTGTCAAGGCTGTATTCAAATCCAACAAAATCAAGTATCAGAATAAAAAGATTGTCCGTTCTTGGCTTTCCGAACAGGAAGTAGCAGAATATTGGTATGTTACCGATGATGATTCGTTCTGGGCGAAGTTCTGGAAGAAGGTACAGACTACCTTCGGAGGCAAGGTAAAACCTAATAAGAAACTCAAAAGTGTCTTGTGGTCGCCATTCCGAGGTGACAAGCTATATCCGTTCTTCAATGATGAAGGTAAAATGATTGCTTTCTCCCGTGAATACAAGAAGAAGCTCATGGATGATTCTGAGATAACTTGTTTCATGACTATCACGGATAAGGCAGTTTATCAATGGGACTTATCTAAAGGATATGAGGAAAGGACATCCTTTGCTCATGGGTTCCCAAAGCTACCGGTTATCTATGCTTATCGTCCTGAACAGTATTGCAAGAAGATTAAGACCTTCCGTGTTCGACTGGAGAAGCTACTTTCTAATTATGCAGATTGCATCGACTACCATTTCTTCCCGCTGCTGAAACTGATTGGCGATGTAGAGGGCTTCATGGGTAAGATTAAAGATAGGATGGTGAAACTCACAGGAGAAGGTGCAGACGCTCAATATTTGACATGGAATCAAGTTCCGGATACGGTTAAATTCGAAGCTGAAACACTTACTAATATGGCTTACGATATGTCGAACACTCCACGTATCTCATTTGAGACATTGAAAGGAGTGGGCAAGGCATCTGGCACGGCTTTTCGTTTTATGTTTATGGGGGCGCACATGTCTGTCGAAAATCACGGGGAGGTTATCGGTGAGTTCATGCAAAGACGTGTAAACTTTCTTGTTTCTGCTTTAGGGACAATCAATCCTTCAGAGTTTAGTAAGGCATCTCAAACGATTGACATAGACACGGATCTTGTTCCGTATATGATCGATGATTTGAATGACAAGGTAGCTACTGCTGTTTCCGCTGTGAGTGGTGGGGTATGGTCAACACGTGAGGGAATCATGTTTGCCGGTAATGCAGATCGCATCGATGAAGAGCTTGCTGAAATCAAGGAGGAACAGGGTGTAAAAAATGAGAAAATCTTAAAAACAGAACATAAAACTGCTTCTTAGTTAGAAAAAATACGGAGCTTGTAATTCTTGATTTTAAAAATAGAACAGTTTGCGGTTGCTCCGGTGGGGTGACCGCTATTTTTTGTATCATGTCATTCTAGTTTTTATCGTTCAAAAGTTGCTCAACTGATAAACATTTATTATCTTTGTTACATGAAAAGAAAGATAACAGCATATGAAAACTACTATAAGGACTTTTTTGATTCCTTGGATACAGGTACTCAAGAAAAAGTGCTGTATGGTTTGCTTTTATTAAAAACTCAAGACAGATTGCCTGCTAAATATGTAAAACCTATTCGTAATGGATTGTTTGAGTTGCGGATAGAGTGGCAAGGTAATATTTATCGGTTATTCTTTTGTTTCGACGAAGGACAAATAGTAGTACTATTCAATGGTTTTCAAAAGAAATCACAGAAAACTCCAGAGAGTGAAATAAAACAGGCATTAAAATTAAAGAAAGAATATTATGAGCGAAAAAGAACTAAGAATGTTTGATGTTGATGCGCAATTAGATGCGGTATTCGGCAAAGAAGGAACCCCGGAGCGTAGAGCTGCCGAGGATAGGGCTAATGCTTTCTTTACTGGGCAAATTATTGAAGAAGCCAGGAAGAAGGCAAACATGACGCAAGCGGAGCTGGCTGAAAGGATCGGGACTAACAAGTCTTATATTTCTCGTGTAGAGAATGGGAGAACTGAACCTAAAGTTTCTACTTTTTACCGTATTGCTTCCGCTTTGGGGCTGACTGTTGAGTTAACCCCTGCTATGTGATGGAAACAGTGGAAGTGGTTGTAGAACATACAGGAAAAAATTTGAGCGCTTATATTGAAGGCGCTCCGGTTATTTCTGTAGGCAATGACATGAAAGAGGTAGAGGACAACATGAGGGAGGCGATAGAGTTGTACTTGGAGGATAACGCTAGCCCGCTTGAGATCCTAGCGGGGGGGGGAGTTGAAGTTCAAGATAGACGCTGCCACTTTCATCAATTATTACAGCGGCATTTTTACCAAGGCCGCCTTGAGCCGGATCACGGGTGTCAATGAGCGTCAGCTGTGGCATTATGCGGCGGGAGTACATAAACCACGTCGTCAGCAGCTAGAGAAGATCCAGAAAGGTATCCAGTCCTTAACGAAGGAGTTGGCGGCCATTAATTGTTATAATTAAATCATATCATTATGAAGGAGATAAAGAAGAGG